TTCAGTTTTTGTTTCTTGTTTTTTTGCCATAATATAATATATAATAAAATTAATAAAATAAAAGGCCGAGGCCGAAGCCCCGGTCTTTTTATATAAATGCTTACTTCATTAACATAAAGTTGTTAGCACCTTGTGTAATCAAACATCTCTCTGATAACATGTGAATCTCCATTGCATCTAAAGCAGACGTAGCAGCTCCAACAGAACCAGTAACCCAAGATTTCATTCTTCTATTGTCAGTTTGCGAAGCTCTATATCTAACATGTAAGAATGGACGTCTAAGATTTTTACCAAGATTTTGATCATAAACTGTAGATGTACCAGCAGGAACTATAACCCCTCTAAGAGCTTCAGATCCAGCAGTAGCATTAATACCACCTCTAGTTGCAAAGTCATTTAGGTATCTAAAGTCAGATTTATAGAAGTCATAAGAACCTCTTCTAAATCCAGTGAATCCTAAATTAAGTGCCATATCTTCAGAGTTAGAGAATACTCCATAAGAAGTACCACCAGCTCCATAAGAATTCATAGAAGCTAACATATCGTCTATAGCTAGAGATGTACCTCTATTTACGAACATCATGTTTTCTTCAATAGCACCTTGCTTATCAAACTCAGCTAAAATAGCATCAAATTCAGCTAAATCAGTAGCAGCGTTAATACCTGTTACACCAGTAGTTACATTTCCTCTATCTTCGATAGCATCAAATAAACCTTGAGTACCAACAGTACTTCCATCAACTGGAGTAGTATTTAATGATATTAAATCATCAACACCATCTGTACCATGAGTATTCTTTTTCATTTCTAACATCATCATTTCTAAATGATCAGCGAATCTTAGTCTAGTTTCAGACGCAGCTTTTAGATACCATAAGTATCCTCCAGTACCGTCTTCTGTAGTAACTTCAACCCAACCAATTCTAGAAGCATCAGAACCAGAAACTTGGTAGTAATCTTTAATGATTACAGGTTTGTTGCTAAAAGATTTAAATGTAGCCTCGTTAGCTTGACGTGAATCAGAAGCCGCAGTACCTGCATTAGACGTATAAGAAGTACCTTTAGCATATTCAGAACCGATAACTAGTAAAGTAGCATCAGAAGAATCAGCGCCAGGTAAAGTGTCTGTACCATAAGCTAGTACTTCAATTTTACCAGAAGTACCTATATCAACCATCGATACAATACCTCTAACCACGTTGTTACCGTAAGAAAGTAAAACAACGTCATTAACTCTAACACCGTGACTAGCGACAGCGAAACCATCACCAGATACATTTCCGTCGATATCACTAACAACAGTAAACATACCTTTAGAGTCACCGTGACCAGGTGTACCAGAACCGATATCACCGTCTACGTCGACAGAACCTTTTAATGAAATGTGTAATCTTGATTGTTCAGACCATACTACTTGATCAGCAGTCATAGCCTCTTCAGCCCCAACTTGAGATAAGAAACCTGAAATAGTTCTACTTCCGAATACTTCAGCTTCTTGCTCCATTAGGTCTGGTACATATTGTTGCCCCCAGTCTGTAGAACCAGAAGCCAAATCTAAGTAATTTGTAGATAATGTTTGCTTCTGTGAAGAAGGAACACTATTCAAATTAGTACCGGGATTTATTGCCATAATTTTGTAATTTTAAATTGTTATTTTTGTTTAATTTTAAATTTGAAATCATTAGAATTATCACCTAGAACTTTCACTTTTATTCCTCCAGCTTCAACAGTCCCGTGAGATTGTCTTGGATTCATATCTATGTTTTTAGATTTAGCTATACTATCTTTTAAAGCGTCAGCCTTACCTTGTTCGTAGAAGTGATTAGCAACAGCATCGGGATTCATAGCTGTAAACATTGATTTATGATAACCTTTAGCATCTTTAAGCGTTGAGTTTTTATCTAGAAACTTTCTAGTAAAATTTGTTATATCACTTTGAGTTTGCTTTACGTTTTCAACATCACTTACATTAAATCTGAATCTCTTATCTCCAACATTGTATTCAAAACCTTTGAATCCATCATTAAAGACTTCGTTTGTTTTTTGAGTAAAAACAGATTGAGAATGTTTTGTTGCTTTTTGTTGTTCCTCTGATTCCTTGTTGTATCTGTTGAAGAAATCAATAGCCTTTTGTTGATCTGTTGTAAGTTTAGATCCGGCTTTAATATCTTCATAATATTTGGACTTCGCACCGTCCAGGTGTTGCTTCGCTTCGGCAACTTGCTCCTTCAAAGCTAATTTTTTTCTTTTTATATCAACCTCTCCATCCATTTCCTCATCATAAGAAAATTGATCTTCCATTAGAAAATCTATTTCTTCTGCGTTTAAATGAGGTTTTGTTTGTTTATAATACTCTCTAAGTAGATCTGTATTTTCCAGATTAGAATAATCTTGATTTAATTTAACGTAGTCATTTAAATCACCACCGGTTTCTTCCATGAAGTCTACGAGTTTCTGTATACTCTCTGGTAATGGTTTTCCAGATGCTTCCGCTTCAACTATAGCTTCTTCTATTTCTTCTTGTTTAACTTCTATAGATTCTTCGTCGGTTACTTCTTCTAAAACTGGAGTTTCTTGTGTTTCTTCTTTCGGTTGTATTTCTTCTTGTTCTTGTGTGGTCCCGGAGTCCTCGGATTTAACATCCTCAACGACTCCTGCTTTGTCATCACTATTTTCTTTAGTTTCATTTTCTTCTGGTTTTGGTGGTTTACTTAAATCAACCTTTATAGGCTCGTCATCTTGAGCAAACTTTTTAGGGGTTGGTTTTTTCTTTATTTGGATTTTTTCGACTTTATCGTCTACTTTTGGTTGTTCCACAACTTGTTCAGTTGTTTCTTCTTTTTTCTTTTTTGCCATAATATAATATAATAATAATTAATAATTTGTTTACTGCATAGGATTAAGTCGGTCTACATTCATTTGTCTACCTCCACCTTCATTAGCAAAATCCTTAGGTGGCCTATCATTGTTTCTCTGGTCAATCATTTCAGACTGTTGAGAAGCTTGTATTTTTGTTCTTTGATCTTTACGATCTTCTTTTTGTGTTTCTTTTGTTTGGTCTATCTGAACCTCTAATTGCTTTAATTGCATATCAAAACCAAATTGCATCTGCATCAATTCTTTCTTTATTTGAGATTCTTGCATTAGTTTTTGAGATTCCATTTGTGCTTTCATTTGATCTAACATAGCTTGAGCTTGAGATTTAGCTTGTTCTTTTTGAACTTCCATCTGAGCAGCAGCTTGTTGAGTTTGCATATTAGCTTGTGCTTGTTGCTGTATGTTTCTTTCTGCTATAGTTTGATCTTTTACTTGTTTTTTCTGTCTACGTATTTTTAATACTTGATTTGCTAGTTTTAAATTTTTTATTTCTCTAATATCAATTGCATCTTCTAACTCTATACTTTCTTGAGCTAGTGCTACTTGTATATTATTTTCGAGTAAAGCCTTTTCTTCTTCATCAGGAGATAATTCTATAAAAATTCCAAAATCATGAAGATATAGTTCTGTTAAATCAGTAAGTGTACCTACATTATGTGCTCCAATAGATTCTATGAAAGAATCTCTCATTGGAGAATATTCTATCACATCAGAGATTCTAAGAGAAAGACATTCTGCAACAGAAGCGGTTAAAAATAAACCGGACTGTAAAATGTGTCTAGTTGCTGTATTGGAGTTTGCTGCTGCCATTTTCTGAACGCCTACTAAAGCGTTTTTATCTGGCATACTTCCATCTCTAGCTTCATTTAATCCGGTTACATCTCTGATCATTTGTAGATAATAATTGTAATTAGCTATAAGAGCCTGCATCTTATTACCACCATGACCACTTGTTATTTCTTGGATAGGTACTTTACCTGGATTCATGTCACCATCTTGAGTGAATGATCTACCTATAACAGATCCTGTTTGGAAGAACATATTTAAAGCTTCTTGTGGATTGTAATTAGTTCCATTACCTAAATCAATCTCAGCAAGCCCATCAGCATCAAGATAAACTCCATCTGGCACCATGCGGGCTAATAATTGTTGAATTTTTAAATGTGTTAATTGTATCATGTCAGCAAAACCAGTAATTCTTTTTACTAACGACTCAATCCTTCCTTCATACATTCTAGGAGCCACAATAGAGTAATTCATTTTAACTTTATTGTGATCACTTTTTGATCGCATCATGTTTTTGGACATACCCCATTTAAGAAGTTTATTTGTTCCTACGATTTTAGCCCCTTCATATAAACATTCTATCTGCCTAGATACTCTAGTATATGTACCTTCTTTTTGCTCAGGCGGATTGAAAGTGTCATCTTTTTCTATTGCTTTTTCCGCGCCTGTAGATAATTCTTTTACTTTGTAAACTTCGTTCATATATGTTTTATAATCAAAATATAAAACTTGAACTTTGTTCTCGTCAAAATCTCTTTTAGTATTATTATGACTGTGATATCTTGATTTATTTGGAGTTCTAACTATCTCTTCTAAATCTTCATGCGTTAAGTGTGGGAATTGTTTAGCGAGTTCGTTTATAGGTATTTCTTTTATTTCTCCAATATAATAAACATCATCAAAATACGGAGAATCAGTATGTGAATATACTAAATTAGATGGATCTACGTAATCAACAGTTATTCCTTCTGAAGTGTTAAAACAAGTTTTTACAGCACCAATCCCTAAAACTGTTAAATCATAATAAAATCTTTTTCTGATTAATTCGTATCTATTTCTTTCAAGAATAACGTTAAGAGCTTGTTCCTCTGCAATCTCTACAGATTGCTTATAAGTTAATTGCATGTGAACAGCTAATTCTTCTTTAGAATCCGGTAAATCTCCTTTTTTATTCTCATACATATCTAAACCAAACGATTCCGCTACAAAATCGTTAAAATCAACTGTCTCCATGTCTCTAATAACTGATTTCATATAAAGAGATCTTTCTGAAGCACTATATGGATCTTGCGCAAAAGCTTTTATATCATAAGTTCTTTCAGCAATACCATTTACAACAATATCTACAAATTTAGATATTATTGGAACTGGCTTCCAATCTAAATTTAGATAAGATAAATCACCATTAATAGATAATTCATCTTTATATTTTTGTATTGACTGCTCTCCACGAGCGTATAATCTTAATTCACGAAAATTATTTTTGTTATTATAATATCTATGTCTACTATTATCATTATCGAACCATTCGCTTTCTATAGCTTTGGCTACTTTTAACCCGTAATCGTAACTCAACTTTTCAGCGTCACTTACAACTTGACTAGGAAAATTATTATGTACAGACTCTGCCATATTTATTTTATTAATTTAGATGTGCTTCCAGTATTTCTATACTTCGCAATATTTATGTTTAATTTTGGTTTCTCAACTTTAGCATGAGGATGGTATAAATGTCTATTGCAAGCCATTATAGCTAACCCACTACTAATTGTTGCATCGTATTTAGTTCTTTTTGTTATATCAAATCTACTCCAATCATTTAATGTTCTGTTAAAATAGATATTTCCATAATTTCCATCTCCTAAATGACCCACGTGTTGTTGTATATACATTTCTATAGCTGCTGCGTGGGCTTGCTTTATGTCTTCACTTGAATTAGGTATTCCACCTATTTCTTTTTCAGCCACAGATAATTTGTTCCATGTTTTATCAGGACGATTCATTGAGTAACCTCTATATCCTCTTCTTCTTAAGTGATATAATAATCTAGGTTTATTATTCTCACAGAGCAATGGCATCCCGTAAAATACTAATGCCATCAATACATCCTCAAAAAATATATCAGCAGTTGGAGGTCTAGCTACATACTCCAAGAAGAAATGATTTGGAGGAGAATCTTCCATGCTAAATTTTGTTAACCCGTGTAAAGCGCCATTAGATCCTTTTCCATCAACAGTTCCTGATATATCGTAACTATCACAACCAAAGGCTCCCATGTGTTCGTTAGCGGGATATTTGATATTATTTTTTATTACAATATTATTTTGTAAATGAAGCGGAGGTGTCCAACTTACTTTAAATCTACCTTTTGGATCAGGATAAAATATAACCTGTGTATCTTTAATTCCATTCACCCATTGAAAATTACCAGTGTTAACGTTACCTTGAGAACCTATACCTTCATTATAATCTATTTGTTCATATATTTTTACTAAATTAAATATACTATTAAGAGATTCATCTCTAAACGCATGCTCTGTTGTTCTTGGGAATTGGCGATAAAACTCATTTAAAGCATCTTGATCTGATTTTAATCCCTCAACTTCATTGTCCCAATGTTCTATTATTCCGTAATCTATTAGTTCTCCATCTGGTCCGAGTACATCATTGTCTGGATTGTTAAAAACTGGAATTCCGTATTCATCAATAAACCCTTCATAGTTCCATTCCATTGGGATAAACAAAGAATATAAACCAGATTTTGTCTGTCCATTTCTATTTCTTTGCGTGACATCTGAGCTTTCGTATAATTTTTTAAAGTTGTCTCCACCTTTGTCTAATGCGTTTGATGTTGAGCCCATCATACATTTACCAACAATTCTACTACCTAATCGTAAGCATGTTTTTGTAACTCGCCAATTGTTTAATATATTATCGGGTCTTTCCCACTTACCGCTCTCATCATGTACTAGTAAATTAAGTTTTTCACCATCATAACTATTATCTCCTGTGTTTTTCCAATCAATAGTAGTATCTAGTCCTTGTAAATCTTCTAGTTGTTCGTTAGCTGTAATTTTCTTTCTTGTAAATTTACTAGCTGGTACTCTATATGCTAATTCTGTTTTAGGCCGATCCATACCGTCTTGGATTGGTTTAAAAAAGAAAGGATAATTAATACTAATTGGTACAACTTTGTCAGTAAACATTTTCTTAGCATCTGCACCTGTTTTAGAAAGTATACCATATCTACTATCACTTGAAATAGTAGCTAAATTAACTGTTTCTGCTGACGACATGAAAGAAAATCCAGATCTACGGTTTTTAAGATAACACATACCGTAACATCTTTTGTCTGCTTTACACGCTTCCCAGAATATATAAAACAGTCTATTTGCTTCTCTATAATCTGGAGCACCAACATCAATTTTACTCCATTGTAAATACATATAGTGCGTACCGGTTATCCAGGTTGGTTTACCATTATTCATAAACCAGAA